AGCCCCATGTTCTTCACAATAGATCGAAGCCTGGAGTACGTCACAAGATCGCTTCCACAGTGTTTGGATAGCAACTTCAGCCCGTATTGCTTTTCGACGTAAAGTTCTTTCATGAGCGTTTCGAACCGACCGTACTCTAGATGTTCCTTGTCGACTGCGTACTCAATGATTGTTCCTTGCTTCTTGTATTTCTTGACGGTAGACACTTTAGTGAAGCAGACATCATCCAGCAGTCGTCCAAGTTCCTCTAGCTTCTTCCTGTCACATTCAATGAAGTCGTACACACTAACCCCTGTGTTTGTTTCAGGGGTAAGTATGCCCTATCAGCTAACTCCACGGATCTTCTGGCCTGGCTTCAACTGTGACGCCTCAATCCAGCCATCAGGCGTAAGAACCTTGTGATCCGGCGTGAGCAGCACTTCCTTGCCGTTCGACGCTCGAACCTTGAGCAGCTTCGCTTGCGGCTTGGTCATCTTCGCTTCGGCGACGTCCCACTCAGACGCACCCGTCTCCTCGTTGTACGTGAGAACCCTGAAGTAGTCACCGCTCTCAGCCAACTCCTGGATCGTTCGAGTTCCAGCAGATGTCTCAACGCGGGTGGAGCCGACAAGACATGGGTTCGTGCTCTGCGTCGAGTAGCCCTCCTCAGCGTAGATGTCAGCAGGCGAACGCTCCTTGATCGTGTCCCAGAAGAGAACGCCGGGTTCAGCCGACTTCCACGCGGCCTGCATCATCTGCGACCAGATCTCTCGAGCGTCGACCTCCCTGCAGATCTCGTATTCCTCAGGCGCGAGGCCTGGCGTGCAGGGCCAATACTGCGTGTAGGTCTCGCCAGCCTTGACAGCTCGCATGAAGTCATCCGTCGTGCGAACGGAGATGTTGGCCCCGGTCACGCGATCGAGCTGCTGCTTGATGTTGATGAACTTGTCCACCTCGGGATGGTGCACCGAGATGGTCAGCATGAGTGCGCCTCGTCGACCGTTCTGCGCCACCTCTCGCGTGGTGTTCGAGTAGCGGTCCATGAAGATCTCGATGCCGTCCGAGGTGCCGGCAGCATTGGCCACCGTCACGCCGCCGGGCCTGATGTTGGACAGGTCGAAGCCGACACCGCCTCTACGCTTCATGATCTGAGCCTGCTCCTGGTCAGAATGCAGGATGCCAGCATAGGAGTCGTGCGGAGCCTCGATGACGAAGCAGTTGGAGAGAGACAGCATCTTGTGGTTGTTGCCGATGCCAGCCATGGGTGATCCCTGGGGCACCACCTCACCGAACACCCGGCGGCCGAGGTGCTCATCCCAGCTGCTCAGCATCTCTCGAATGTCGCCGAGCTCGAGCTTGAGAACGGACTCGGCCATGCCCTCTGGGGTGTTGCCGTAGTTGGCCTCGATGCGAGCGAACTCACTGGCCAGCCTGCTGTGCATCTCATCGGGCGTCTTCTCGAGCAGGTTGCCCTCTGCATCCCGCAGGGCGTACTTGCTAACGAAGACACCGGCTGCCAGCTCATCTCCTCCGAACCACTCAAGCGAGGCCTCATAAGCCTCATCATACGTGTAAGTCACGTTCGCTCCATCTGTGTGTTAGTTGTCTAGACTTCCTGACATCTTGGTGACCTCCTTCCACTTGCGCTTCAAGAGATCCTTTTGTGCTCTTTCATCCTGCTGATTCGCTTCCGAGAGCGTGAGCTCGTCAGCATCCAACACCGTAAACCTAGATTGACCCGTGTCGATGTTAATCGGAAACAGGATGCCGTCTCGACCTGCTCGGTTCTTTGCCACGAACAGGCGCGCGGCACCGGTTGCTTTCTCCTCTGCCTTGCGAGAGAGCGAGACGACAACGTCTGCGACCATGGCCTTGCCGTAGGCCTCTGACATGTTCTCCAGCCCGACGACCTCAGAGTTGGCAGAGTCACGATTGGCCTGCGAAGCCGTCCAGATGGGGCAGTTGAGCTCCATGGCCAGGTTGCGCAGCTCCTCGTAGATGAGCTTGAGCTCGTGCCTGAGGCTATCGAACGACCGGGTAGACCTCATGATGTCTGCGTAGTCGATGAGGATCAAGTGCGGCTTGAAGCCCTTCAGGCCTAGCTTCTCAATGTGGTTCTTGAGTGTCGTCACGCTGGCTGAGCCAGTCGGATACTCCTTGATGATGAGCCGACCGAGATCGCCCTCCTTGTACCTCTCCATGACACGATCCTTGTTGTCGTAGATGTCCGACATCGGGATGTGGCAGAGATTGGCATCGTAACGCAGGCCCGTCGCGTGCTCAGTGAGCTCGAACGTGTAGTGCAAGACGTTCTTGCCTCGACGCATTGCCTCAGCGCCCATCGCAACGAGCCAGTGTGACTTGCCGACACCGGTGTTGGCGACAACGACACCGATCTCGCCTCGACCGAGGCCGCCGTTGAGGACGGACTTCTCGTCGAGAACAGTGAGGCCTGTGGGCACAACGTTGCGATTGATCTTGACGAAGCGAGCCTCGAGCTCCTCGAAGAAGTCGTGGCCCGATGTGTGAGGGATGCCGATGGCCGCAGCGTTCTTCATCAGACCGACAACGGACTCGAACTTCTCGTCGTCGATGAGGCTCACGGCCTGCTCGAGAGCATTGCGCATCGCTTGACGCTTGCAGAAGTCGAGCGACTTATCCTTGACGAACTCAACGTCGTTGATGTTCGGGTTGGACTTGACCTGCGTCAGGTAGTTGATGATCTGATCCCGTAGGATGATGTCGTTGCCCTCTGCGAGGTCATCCTTGATGATCGTGACGATCGTGCTGAAGCCCGGAAAGCACTTGTACTTCGCGTAGTAGGCGAAGTAGATCTCGCAGAGGTACTCGAGATACTTGACGTCGAAGAAGTCAGGCTTCATGACCTCATGCATCTGAGCCGCATAGTCCTTATCGTACAGCAGGCCCTGGAGAACTCGCTCCTGGAAGACCTTGCCGTAGTGCGAGAAAGAACCTGCACCTTGGACGAACTCCCTTCGGAGAACTGGCGACTCTTGAGCTTCTAGCTCATGCATGGGAAATGCCTGGTGTGACTGCGAAGAATAATGTGTCAACGTCAAAGCTATTCAACCCTTCCTGTGTCATCGGGCGATAGAACGAGATCTTGTTCGCCTTGCCAACTGTGTGTTCGGAACAATATGCGTCATCGATCCGCTTTACAATGTTGGCTGGCAATGTGCCCGCATCTAGTGACACGAGCCGCAGATTCTTCTGGATGAGATCGCGAGAGGCCAAGATGTTGGTTATCATCTTCGGCGTTCTCTTGGTGAACTCGCTGCAGGCATCGAAAATGTCCTGCAGGGACAAGACGTCATCGGACGCGAGGAACGGGAAGCGCTTAGCGAGCGTCTTGTATCCCACGCCCTGCACGCCAGTCACGTTGTCGCCGACATCGCCAACAACGGCCTTGGAGAGGCAGAAGTTCTCGGGGGAGACGTGAAACTCTTCCAGGCACGCATCCCTATCGATCATCTTGCGACGGCCGGGTGACCAGATGTTGATCCGATCGTTGATGAGCTGGTAGAAGTCCCTGTCCGAAGAGGCAATGACCACTTCGCACTCCTCGCAGTCAGTGTAGCGACGCCTGGCCAAGTGAGCAACAGCATCGTCACCCTCGCAGTCTGGAACGTAGATCTGCCTGACTGGCAGGTTCCTCAGAGCCTCCACGAGCTTGCGGATCTGGTAGTTCCTGTTGTCTGTTGAGTCTGGGATGTCGTCCTCGTAGAACCGATTCAGCTTCGTTGGTCTGCGGCCGTTCTTGTAGGCCTTGTCCAGCAGCCTCCTCTTCTTGGAGCCGCCGCCTTCCCAGACGACGATCACTTCAGTAGGCCTGAACCTGGTGCCCAAGTCCCTGAGGGTACCGAGGAAGCCGACAAAGCCTCCCATGTGGTATCCCTGCTTGGACATGGTCGGATTGGCGCAGTAGTGCCTCATGAAGATCGACAGGCCATCACAGATGACAACCTTCTTGCTCATGCAGCCTCTGGATCCACCACATCACCCACCAAGTCATCGGAAAGCGCTTGGACTTCTACATATGATTCTGCGTCGACGTCGACAGTGTCCGGATCACTCATGTTCTTGACAAAGATCTTTTCCGTGAGAAGCTCAAGCCACTCAGACACTTCTGGATCGTCGTAAAGCGCACCGAAGTCCTTCTTGTAGAACTTGCGCTCGAGATCCACTTCGCCCGTGGTGGCATCCGTGACAGTGAAGTACTTCCAAGAGCCAGTGCCTGACACCTCCACGTTCTTGCCGTTGATCAGGTGCTCACCGCCCTTTCGAACGACATCGAACAGCTCCTCGTCCT